CAACATTGAACATGACGATTTTGAAGAATGGCTCGAGATTAGAGAACCTAAAGGAGACGTCAATAGACAGTCACTTAACTTGCATCAATGCGCGGTCATCGGTGATAAGTTCATGCGAAGACTTGAGAGTGGAGATAAGGAAGCTAGAAAAAGATGGAGCAAACTTTTACAGAAACGAAAAGCTACTGGTGAACCTTATGTTTTATTTAAAGGAAATACAAATAAGCAGAACCCAACAGCTTACAAAGATAACGGATTAAAGGTACATATGACAAACATATGCTCTGAGATTACATTACACACAGATGAAAATCATAGTTTTGTTTGTTGCTTATCATCATTAAATTTAGCAAAATATGAAGAATGGAAAGGTACAAATCTTATTTATGATAGTATATGGTTTCTTGATGGAGTCATGGAAGAGTTTATACAAAGAGCTAAAGGCTTACGAGGATTTGAAAATGCGATCCGCTCAGCTACGAAAGGAAGAGCGTTGGGCCTTGGAGTATTGGGCTGGCATACGTACCTACAAGAGAAAGGGATCAGTTTCGAAGGTTTACTTGCTCAGTTTGAAACTAGGAAAATTTTTAGTCAGATTAAAATTGAAAGCGAAAGAGCTTCAATGGCTCTTGCTGAAACATACGGTGAACCTTTGTGGTGTGCTAATACTGGTATGCGTAATACTCATTTGCGTGCTGTTGCTCCCACTGTTAGTAATAGCAAGCTGTCGGGAAATGTTTCACCGGGAATAGAACCTTGGGCTGCTAATGTATTTACAGAGCAATCAGCTAAAGGTACTTTTATACGTAAAAATCCTACACTTGTAAAGTTATTAAGAAAACTTAAAATTAATACAAATGAAACGTGGAGCAAAATCATGGCTGACGGTGGCAGTGTACAAAACATTACTGAGCTTGATGATGTTGTCATGGCGCATGACACACCAGCAAAAGAGGTATTTAAAACTTTTAAAGAAATTAATCAATTAGAATTAGTTAATCAAGCAGGGCTTAGACAGCAATATGTAGATCAGTCAGTTAGTTTGAACTTGGCTTTTCCTAGTGTAGCCACACCAAAATGGATTAACCAAGTTCATATGGCCGCTTGGAAAAACGGTATTAAAACCTTATACTATACTAGAACTGAATCAGTTTTACGTGGTGATATAGCACAGCAAGCTATGAGCGAAGATTGTATTGCTTGTGATGGATAATAATAAAGGGGACCTCAATTGAGATCCCCTTTAGTTACAGGAACTTTTGGGTATGGTACGCCCACTTTATTTTTGTTCCTTTCTTTTTAATCTTTTATTTAGTCTTTTTAATTTTCTTTGAGCTCTTCTTTCTTCCGGACTTTCTTCATGTCCTTCTTCATCAAATACTGATCTAATAAAAGCTTTTTTTTCAGTTTCTTTTATTTTTTCTCTTAATTTTTTTTCTCTTCTTTTCTGACTAACAGGACTTTTTGCCATAAATGGCGAACCAAATTCATTCATAACATTTATTTTTTACAGACACACTCCGCTACTGGACAGTCTTTTACGTTAACAATTAATTTTGAAACTAACCAGTTCCATTTGCACATTAGCTTACACCAGTAAGCCTGCATCCATAATCCTAATTTTACTAATAATTTTCCCATAATTTATTATTTATCTAATTTATTACTAACTTCTTTTGCTACAATTTTCTTTGCACCGTGCTTAAAAACATTTTTTAACAAACCGCCGATTTTTGTAAACCCACCACCCATTAATAATTCTAAAGATCCAGCACTGCCCATCATCTGCGTTTTTGGAACATCTTTAATTTGACTTGTGAGCCTTTCTTTTTCAGAAATTTTTTCATTATAAGGAATTTCATTGTTTAATCTAGCTCTAGTCTCTTTAATCTCTGCTAGTCTTTCAAAATTAGTTTCATTTTGTTGCAAAGCAGAAGATTGGTGTGGTAGTGTAAATTTCATTATTTTTTTTCTTTATGTTTATTACAGAAATTTCTAGCAGCTTCTTTGCTACCAAAACCCCATTTCTTTAATGCCATTTTTAATTTAGTTGGCTCTCCTTTATCGTTTTTTAAAGCTCCAGCCATACCAGCAAATCTACAAGCAAACGATACTCGGCGTTTACCTGTACCAGATGTTTGGCGATCACCTAGTGTTTTACCTGTTTCTTTCTTATAATCAGATCTCATTTTTCTATTAGATCTTTCATAAGCTTTTTCTGTTATTTTTATTGGTGAATTCATATTAATATGTCCAAATTACGTTTTGTGATTTATCTTTATCTACATCTACATGTATAAATGTATTAGCCACTCCTAGTCGTTTAAAACCTACTTCTAACAATGCTTTTGTCATTTCAAACCTATCTCTAGAACTAGAACAAGCTATATCAGCGGCTAATCCTTTTAAATGGGACGAAAGCTCAACACCTCCAACTTTTTTATTATGATCTTTAGTTCTAAAACCGCTATTTATACGCATTGGCTTACCATATATTTTACGAGCAGCATCAAGCATATGTAGTATTTCTTTATTCATATTAGACCCGCTACCCGGTTTATCAGGTGAATCAAATTCTTTTATTTTAAAGTATTTCACTTTTTATCATTTTGTTTTACCTCTCTCCATTTAGCTATAGTGTAACCTATAGTAACTAATAAAAGTATTATTTTTAAACCATCTTCTATATGAGTAAATGTTGTTACGCCTAATGTACCTGCATTCATTGCGTATAATCTAATATCTGCTATATTCATTTTATTCTCCGCAGGGTTTACCTGTTTTTACGTTAATCCAATTTTCATTTTCAAACCAATCACGTAATGTAGCGCCTTTTTTACGAGCACCTTTTACGTTTGATTTACTTGATCTTTTATATTTACCTTTAGAAGCAGCGGATTCTTTAGCAGCAATTACTTTAGCTTTTTCTTCAGCACTCATATTATCTACTTTAGATTTAGGTAAACAAACCTTACGAGTTCCACCACCTTTTTGCTTCTGTAAAGGAGTTTCACGCATTTTTTCAGCATGAGATACACCTACTTTATTACCATTACCTCTACCGGATACAGCAGCGGTTCTATTACGCATTTTATTCCAAGGCTTTGAGTGCATTACAGTTGCAGCACAGTGCTGGAAAGGAGTTCCTTGTTCGTATGCCATTATTTCTTATCTAATTTTCGCATTGCAGCATTTCTAGCACACTTCATTTTTTTAGCGTAACTAGGATTGCGTTTGCGGTTAAACACTATTTGTTGATTTAAACTACCAACAATCTTCTTTTTATTACCTTTTCTGCTTTTAATAAGCCAATCAGCCAAAGCACTACAGCTAAGCTCTTTAAACTTACCTTCAGCATCAGGAGCGTCAGAGTCTTTCCACTCAGGTCTTTTTTCTTTTGCCATTACAGTCTTGCATGTTTATAAACCAGTTAGCTAATTGCTTGTCACGGCCAGTAGCTTCTTTTCTAGCTTTTAATTTTTTAACTTTAGCGCAAGTAACATCGCCTCCGTATAATTTATTAATACGAGCTTTTAAAACTCCGCGATATGCTTTTGCCATTACTTTTTCTTTTTACCACCTCCATAGTTTCCAGGTCCACCAGCTTTAGTACATCTTACACCCCATCCAGAAGCGTAAGCGCTAGGCCAAACTTTAAATTTTCTTTTTGCCGCAGCTTTACAAGCTGAACTTATTTTACCATAAAGTGGTGATCCTTCCATTTCAACAGGATTTAGTTTGCCAGCCGTTTCAGTTTTATTTGGCGGCGGTGGCGCTGGTCTTTCTTTAAATTTTTTATTTGGCATCTTTTTTATTTTTATTTTGTAACTCAATTATTTTATTTACTCTATCCTTCTCGTATTTTAAGGATTTTATTTCTTTTTTAGTTAAACCAAGATCCAATAAAGTTTCTACTTGTTGAGATTTAGTAGTTTCTTTCATCATGTTTTCTACTTTTAACTCAGCTTCCATTTCAGGTGTTATAACAACTTTTTCTTCTACACCATAATAAGGTAGTCCTACGTCCCAAGTACTCCAACCTAAAGATAAAGCTACTTTTTGCCAAGCAGCAGTTTGATCACTCATTATATTTCTTATAGCATTTATTTTTTGAACAGCCTCGTCAGCTGGTAAATTTGTCAATGCAGATATAACTTGAGCTACTGCTAAATAAGCAGGGTTATCAATATCTATACCTTGTTCTTTCATTTCTTTCATGTTCCATGAAAAACTTCTAGCACCACTGTTTAGTTTTCTTAGTTTAGCTTGGATAGGTGGAGATATTGAAAATAAAGCGTCAACAGCTTCTTCGTATTCAGGTGTTTTTTTGCCAGCTTGTTCAGCTATTTCCATTAAAGTATTTTTTAATGTAACTACCAAAGCTCCTTGTATACCAAAACCTCTAACTTGAGAATCAAACATACCGTTTAAAGTTCTGTTTATTCTTTGTTGTCTTTTTGCTTGATCTTTTTCATCAGCTTCATCACCATCAAATAATAAAAATTGAACACCTTGTTGAAGCGAGTTAAATATTAAATTTTGTATACCACCATAATAAACTATCTTAGATATATTTTGCTTCCAATCACCTCTACCGTTTATAAGATCTTGTATAGCTCTTTTTTGTATTCTCGCGTACTGCATTTGAGTATTACCAAAAGATAATATTAAACGACCAGCTGCAGATCTTTGTTGATCACTTATTTTAGCTGCATTACTAGACTGTTGACTTGTTTCAGATGTTTCTCTAAAATCTTCAAAAGCCTGTTGTTCTGCTGTTTTTTGATCAAAACCTTCTTTTAAATAACTATTAACTCTGTTTCTATAAAAAGTAGCTCCACCTGTTGCAATAGCAAAACTATCAGCGTATCTAGTAAATACAAAACCTTTGTTTAGCGCTAAAGCAATAAACCTTTGAATCTTGTTACCGCTTTTATCTGCTGCTAAATCAGCTATTTCTGATTCTGTAATGTTTATTTTTAAACCTTCTCTTCTTGTTGTTAAGTAAGGTGAATTTAATAAGAACATAACATCTGACCAGTACTGAGGTTGGTTTGCAAATGCTTTACCTGCTTGATAAGGATTATTATCTTTCCAATTAATAAAGTTAACATTAGAAATTAACTGCAATAAAGCTGATCTAGTGTTAAGAAACATTACAACACCAACAGAATTATTTATCCAATCGTACCATTTTCTTGTTATTGAATCTTGGTTTACAGCTCTGTTGCTTCCTCTTTTCATTGCTTCTAATGAATTTTTTAAAGCAGTAACATAAGAAGTTCCAAAAGCAGCTTCAATTTTATTTAAATTTTTATCACTAAATATAATATCTACATTTTCTTGCCATTGAGTTAAATATTTTTGTCTATTAACTTTGTTTATGTTAGCTATTATATCTGTGCTTATTGTACCAGCAACCCAACCGTCGCTAGTTCCAGGTCCTGGATAAGGATCTCCTTTTTGTATTGTAATTAATTCATCAGAAAAAACTTTTAAATCTGGGTCAGCTTTTACAAAATCGCTTAGTCTTTTTAAATCTCTTTTAGATAAACCAGGAACTGTCATACCTTGCTTGTCCCATATATAAGCTCTAATTGCATGCTCATAAGTAAATTTACCTATACCTGTTTCTTTTTTGAGGCTTTTAGGTATATTAGGGAAAGCGGCTTTTAATGCATTAAAATCATTTGAAGCAGATATTTTAGATGATTCAATCTCTATTTCAGCTCTATTATAAGGATCTAATAAATTGTCTTTAAAAAAAGCCATTTGCGCATCACCAACTTTTCCTTTGCCTAGCATTTGATATAACAACCCTGTAAAGTCTTCTGCAGACGGTGGTATATAAAAATTATACCTACCTTTGCTAGCACCTATTGTTTTTGCTTTAGCAGAAGAGTACTCTTTATAAGACTCTATACCTGTTTTCTTTTCTATAATATCATTTATTATTACATCAAATAATTTTTGCTTGCTTCTTAAAGCTATATGAGATCTTCCTTTCACATCTAATACGTCGTAAACAGCTTGAACAGCTTGAACGTTTAATATAGCATCATCGGCAAAATAAAAATCATTATATCCTTCAGCGGCTTTGCTTACAATCCAATTAGCTTTTGCTTGCGGTGATCCATTGGCTAAACCTACTATGTTGTCAAATTTAAGAGTTATACCTTCTGATTTTAACCATTCAAATATAGCGGTACCTGCTTCAGGAGCTCTAGCAGTTAATATATAAACATTGTCATTTCCAAATTTGTTTACTGCTTTTTTAAGTTTATCAAACAGTGGTCCTCTTCTTCCTTGTACAACTTTATTAAATTCACTAAAATCAAACTTAGCACCTATTTCTTCTAAGTTAGAGTGCTCTAAAGCAAACTCAGTAGCATTTATTTTTCTTATATCTCCATTAGGCATTTCTACAATAACACTGCTATTTGTTATAGCTACAGTATCGTCAAAATCAAGAACAGATATGCCTTTTACTGGTGCATTAGGATCTCTTGCAACATTTACAGCTTTTTGATAATCTTCTAAAACTTTTATTTTATCAGCAACAGTTTGGCTACGCATTACTTTTTTACCAAAAGTATTATCTATATTTGCTGCGGCTTTTATTTTTAAAGGCAGTACTTTAGTTTTAAATGCTTTAAATTCTGCTTTAGCTTGTTGCAGTGTTATTTCACCTGTTAGTACTTGTGTAATAAGTTCATTAGCTTTTTGCCCAGCAATATCAATACCAACTTTAGACTTTATATTTAATTTACCTACAAAAAACTCACCTACTGTCATTTTAGGTTTAATAAGCTTATAAGCAAAAGGATTAGCTGTGTTATTAGTGCTGTATCTTATCCAAGAAGCTAGACCATCTGGTAAAAAATCTAATTTACCTTGCTCTATTAAAGGTATAACAAGATCATAAAAAGACTTAGGCATAGACTCATTTAAGCCAAGTGCTTTTAAAGCTTGGTCTGGACCAAACCTTAGCGCTATTTGAGAATAAGAAGCTCTTACAATTTTCATCTCAGATTTAACTTGACCTTTTATAGCAGCATCTAATAATTGCTTAGCAATTTGATTAGCAGGCATCATGTGCTCTTCTGCAATTTTAGTGACATCTATTTTACCAGTTATAGGATCTATAGCATAACCAATAACAGGTGCTAAATATCTTATAGGGTGGTTTTGATCAGCAGCGCTATCAGCTATAAATCTAGCAAAATCTGGAGCCGCGTCTTCATTATTTTTTATATAATCTTGTATTGCTAAAAATAGTTTTTCGATTTCATCAAATTTCTTTTTTATTAAACCAGGATCATCTATAAATCTTTCTATAGCTCTAGGATTTAATATACCGCCTTTAGTACTGTATTTTACCCTACCTATAGCACCTTTTTTTATTTCGGTAGACATAGCGGCTTGAAATTTTGCCTTTGTATTAAAAGTTAAACTAAATCCACCAGTCATTCCTCTTTGAATATACTCGCCTAGATCAGAGTTTAATTTAATAAAATCATCTATAGTATTAACAAACTTTATACCTTCTGCAGTAGTTAAATCAAATTCTTTTTTAGGAACTCCTTTAGAGTTTAAAATATCGGTTGCACGCTTACCAAGCAAAGGTAGTTCCACTGGATATTTACCTTTTATCCAATCTCTTGTAACTTCTTGTTCTTGTTTTCTTTTAGCTTGCGCTTTTTGTCTAGCGCCTTCTGCCTCTGTTTTGGCGCCTTCTGCTACTTGTTGGTCAATAGCTAGTTCAATACCTTTTAAAACTTGAAGTCTAGCTAGTAATTCCATTATGTTTTTTGCAGCTTGTGCTGGGCCTGATCTAGCGTCTTTTATATTACCAGCAGGATCCAGACCAAATACAGAATAAAAATAAGGCAAATTCAATTTACTTGGATCTAGTCTGTATTGTATTTGATTATTTACTTTTAAAGGTTTACCATCTGCTTTTTTTAATTGTATGTAAAAAGCATCTAACAGTTTTTGACCAAGCCTTCTACCTTCACCACCCACCTCAATAGGTTTACCATTTTTGTTTTTTATGGTAATTATATCAGCATTACCTTTTATTTGTTTTAACATAGTTAACAAAGATGGACCGTTGTTTTTTATAAACATTTGTATAGGTGTAACGTCGCCTTTACGTAAATTATCGTTTGGCTCTAATATACGTGACACTGGTATACCTAATTGATCTGCTATTTGCTGTGCTGCAACTTCTGCAAAAGGTTTTAAATCTTTTAAAGTTATTTTATCTAAATCTATATTACCTAACTCTATTTCAGATTTAACTATGTCAACTATAGATTTAATATCAGGGTTTTTCATAACCTTAAAAGGATCAACATCTATTGTCGTTGTTGCCGGCGAGTCTGATGTTTCAATTTCTGTAATGCCTTCTGATACTGTATCTAGTTCACTTGTATTAAAAACTACATCACCAAGATCTTTTGCTCTTTCAAATATTATATCAGCTCTATTACCTAGCCTACCTAAGTAAGTTGTTACTTCAAACTTAGGATTATAACCTTCTCCCTCTTCAAATAATGGTGTTGTTTTACCAGACCAAGACGCAATATCACCACCTATTATAAGCTCAATAATAGCTTGTTTTATTCCATTTTCATCTATTCCTTTTACGCCTCTTCTTTCATAACCTATTTTACCTTTTATAAAACCAAAATTAGCTTCAACAATTGCTTCAGCAGCGGCATATTGTTCATCTCTTTGTTCTTGGTTTAAAGGTTTTGTTCTAACTATAGTAACTAAATCTTTGTTAGTTAAAATTCCTTCTTTAAAACTATCAAACAGTTTAACACCTCTAGGCGTTAGTTTAGATCTTTTGCCACTTGGAGCTGTAATAACAACTTCTTCGTTTGTAAATCCTTCTCCCTGCCAAACATCACTGTCAACTATTTTGTTTAAAGCATCAACTGATAATTCTTTATTATTCCAAGCGTCAGCTAAAGTTTGAAAAAACTGTAGAGCTCCATTTGGACCAGAAAAATTCATGTTAAATGTAGAATCGGTGTTAGCTTTTACAGAATTATTAACACCATAACCTAACAGATTCCAAAAATTAAAATTATTAGCTTTTTTAATATTTATTCTTTTAGCTGATAGTTCTTCTAAAAATGCTATTATAACCTCATCTGCTTTAGTTGTATCAGCTTTTGTAGTTATTCTTACGTAAGCATTAGGGTTGTTGTCTGCTAAATAGTTTAGTATTGATTCAGCAACAGGTATAAACGCATTAGAGTTAGTTCCTAGCGCTTCAGAGAATATAACATGATTAAGTTCATGAAAAGTAGTTTCACTAGCCTGATTAGCAATAGAGTTTTGCTGCGATACAACAACATCGTAAACTAATTTAGTTTCGCCTTTAGCATTGGTTTGAGTACTAACAAACGTAGTACCATTCATTGTGCCATCTTCTATACCTTCTATAAATTCATCTAGCTCTGCTTTTGCTTCTTCTGCTGTTAAATTATTTTTAGGATCATTAACCCTTAAATCTAACATTTTTTTGTATCTAGCTATAGCTTGTTTGTTTGTTCTACCTAAAGAAAAATTTATATTTAAACCTTTTTGTTTTAAAGATTTTAATAAATCTATACCCTTGTCTATGTTGTTTTTAAACTTTTCTTCTATATGAATTTGCTCAGATTCTTCATATATTTGATTATCGTTAGGATTATCTATTCCTTTTCTCTGTAAGTTAGATACAGCTAAAGCATTTATTCTTTTTCTTTCATCTTTAGGAAGTAAATTAAATGTTTTAGTAAAAGCCTGTGTAAATACATCTCTAGCGCCAACTAGTTGATTAAATTCAACTCTTAAAGGTTCTATTAAGCTTTGTTTTGTTTCAAAATCGTATGCAGGGTTATTTCTTATTTCACTAGCTTTGTTTTGTAAATCAGCTATTCTGCTCATGGCTTTTGCGTATATAACAAAACCATCTACATCCATTTCTTTTATTTTATTGTTCAACTCTAATAAAATATTCTCATTAGATTTAACTAAATCTAATTGAGTTTGTTTCATTTGTTGAACTTGCTCTGCCGTTAAGCTGCTTTTTACAACTTTTTCTTTATATCTATTGTCGTAAAGAGATTTTTCTATTTGATTATATTCATCTATATTACCTCTAAATTGATCATTTATTTTAGGAGAAGATAAAGAGTTGTATATTCCACCCGCAAGAGTAGGAGTAACATACACTATATGAGAAAAAAGTAAAGTATTAAAAGCGGCTTCATTAAAACCAGCTAATAAAGGTTTGCCATCTAATCCGTTTTGTACAGTTAATGTTATTCCTAATTCACCTGTAGCATCTAAGCCAATTAATCTAGCGTATTCTGGTAAACCTTCTAGTCTTCTAGCACTCCAAGCTTCTATTCCTTTTTCTAGCTGTTCACCTCCACGTGTATTTTTCCATCTGGTTTTTAAATTTTTAAATAATTTAAATTCTGGTATAGTACCGGCTACTTCAGCTAAACTATAACCAGTCATTGTAAGGTTCATTGTTTGAAAATCGTATGGTCTACCACCGTTTAGCATTTCGTTATATCTTTCACCTGCATACATACCACCTGTTGTAGCAGAGGCAGCGGTTATACCAGCATAAGGATTACCTGTTACATAAGTAGTACCTATCATGGTGGCATAAAAAGGAACTAATTCAAGTCCATAATTAAGAATATATTCCGAAAAGTTTCTAATACTAGAAAAAGCATTTGAGAACTCAGGCGCTTTTACATATCGCTCTTTACGTTTTTTTCTATACTCTATAACATCGCTTTGAACTTCAAGAAGTCTTTGTTGTTGCATTTTTAAACTCGCAGACTTGTCTGGAGTTGAACCTAATTCTATAAAAGCTAGTAATTGTTGAAGCCCACCTAAAGCGTAGCTAATACTGTTTATAGTCAAGTCTCCTGGTTTTCCTAATCCGCCAAAGTATTTTTCCATTTGGCTGTAATTTCTTTTTAACCATTCGATCTCATATGCATCATCTTTATACTCTTGTCCTTTTTTAATATAATTGCTGTAATCCATTTGAACATCTCTTACAGCATATTTTAAATCTTTTTTAAGCGAATTAACTCCTTCTATTCTCTTATTCATGTTTGTTAAAAGAGAATTATACTGCTTAGACAGGTCTGTTACATCAAAACCATTAGCTTGAGCTTCTTTTATTTCCTCAGCAAGAGAAATTAATTTTTGTTGATCTGAGTTTATAGCGGTAGTATACCTTCTTATATTGTTAGCTGTTGCTCCGTTTTTTATAGAATCAAATCTAAATTCAAAATCAAACCTTTCTTCTAACTCTTTCTTGTTGTACACTTCTCCTGTTTTAGGATCTGTATAGCTTTTAGGTAATTCACCGCTGTATAGTATTTCGTTTTCTCTAGTTCTTTTTAAAACAAACTCAAATATAGATTCTCTTTCTTCATTAGATAAGTCTTCTAAATAATCTTTTTTAAGTTGATCATTAGCGCTATATATTTTTTCACCTTTTATTAATTGTCTAGCTAAACCTTCAATCTCACTTTTTGTTATAGTAGTTTTATTTCCTTGCTCTTTTCTTTCGTTTTCTAAAATTTGCCTTGCTCTATCTAATTGAGACTCGTAAGGTTGATAAACCGTATTAGGCATGTTGGCAGGAGTTCTCATGTTCATTTTCATGTCCATACCACTTCCAGCGGCAAAACCAACATCAGGAGATACCTTGGGTTCAAAGCTTATGTTATTTACAAAGTTGTCTATTTCAACTTCTTTTTGAGGACTTATAGTAGTTAGGTTTACAAAATTATCATACTTCTCTTCTATAGATCCTTCGTAACTACTTGGTAAAACAATAACCTCAGATTGTTGTTGTCTATGAAGGTCTAAATACTCTGATACACTTTTTATTTTTTCAAAACCTTTATCGTTGTTTCTTATTTTATTATCTATTTCTTGATAAGTGTATATATTCCCGTTTATCTTATATCTATTTTTGTTTTCAACAATTAAAGGTATATCAATTTTTATATTTTCAGAACCCATTACTAGGCCTTCATCTTCTTCTTCAGTTTTTATTTCTTGTATTTCAGGTATTTCAATATCGTATTCATCTATATTAAAATCAGGATTACCTACTCCAAGTATTTGAGCTATTGTTGCTGTTCTAAGAGGATCATTTTCAGCACTAGACCATTCCGACGAACCTATAGGTTTAGAATAAAAAACAGGGTCTCCGTCAGCACCGTAGGTTAACTTATACGCGCCAGCTCCTATATTATATGTTTTATTGTTTTCTGGTAAATTTAGTTGTCTGGCTAAGTTTCTGGTTTCTTCACTACCAAAAGCTTCTAAATCAAATATAACTTCACCATCTCTTGACGTGAACAGTGAAGCCGAAGAAGTATTTACCGGCTGTGATTCCGTATCTTTTTTGTCTGACTCCACAACAGGAATCGCATTCGCAGAGTCTTTTTCTTTTTTTGTTGCTTCGTTTGCTTTCTTAGCTGATTCTTTAGTTTCGTCGCTAAATGATTCAGGGTTTAATTCACCACTTCCATCTGTTTTAAATTTAGATGGTTTTTCTTTTTCTTTCTCTAAAGATTCATTGGCTTTTTTCCACTCTAAAACCTTGGCTTTAATCTCATCTTTAGTTAAACCCTGTCCTTGAAGTGAAGCAACATATGCTTGAAGTTCGTTCATTTAATTTAGTTTAATTCGTTATCGTCTAAAAATTTTTGTGCTTTAGCTTTTTTGTCTTCTTCTAAATCAAATACAGCTGCGTCTGCTTCTACAACTGGAGGTTGATTTTCTGTAAATTGTTTTAAATAATTATTTAAGAAATAATCTTTATACTTTTCTTCAAATAATATTTTATTTTCTTGTGATAAAGGTAAAACTTCACTATAGTTCCATGATTCACTACCTGCATTTGCGTTTTGAACCATTTGATCGTCTTCTTGCACGCTAGATCCTTTAGCTATATACACGTTCCAAGCAGCTACAGCATCTTGTTCTGAGCTAAGCAAACCAGCTACTTCAGCATTTATAAAAGGATTTGTTTTTTTCATGATTTTATCTAAATCAAATTTTAAAACATTTCTACCTTTTCCGTTGCCTAATTCTATAACTTTGTAATCATAACCACCTTCTTCGTTTTTTAATATAAACTCTTCAGATATTTTGGCATTTGGAAGTAATTCACCTGTTTCTTTATTTATCATTTCTGCAGCAAAAACACCAACTTCCGTTAATAGCCTCATCATGTCTTTGTTTATGTCTGGAGTAGAAACCACTAAAGAACTATCAGAATCTAATATAGATTGTAGTGTAGCGCTATTTATAGCAAAATCTTTTTTAAATGCTGGCCCAGTAAATACTATTTCTTGGCTACCATCTTCTAGTAAATACAAGTTAACATCATATCCATCGGTTTTAGAAAATCCAGGTTTTTTTGTTAAAACACAATTAGCGACTAAAAAAACATAATCATTGTTAACGTCGTAGTTTTTTTCCTCAGTAGTACTTAATTCACCTGTTAAATTAGCCATAAAATCTAGACTTATTTGAGGTGCAGCCATCATGCGATTTAAATATTTAGTTTCAAGCGTACAGTTTTCATCTTCGCATTTATTATTCTGTATAGCTAATTTAAGTTTAGCATATGTTCTACCTGTATCTTGATAAGCTTTATCAAATAAACCAAAATTAACATCTATAGGTTTTGCCATGTACTCCTTATTATAAGCCATTGCATCACTTTGAAGCATTTGCTTTATACTAAGGTTTATTAATGTATTGTTATCTTCCATTTCTGTTTTTTTATGATAAAGCTGAACTAGCTATATTAGTTAAACCACCTACCATACCTGTTATAGCAGCTGTGCTATCAGCGCCAGCTTGAGCTTCTGCGGCTGCAGCTCCAGATAACTGTGCTGAAACTCTATCTAGCTGTTGTTGCTCTCTTCTTTCTCTTTGATTAAACATAAATTGTTGACCTGCTACATCGGCTTGTTGTAGTCTAGCTTGCTCTGCTCTTAACTGTTGTTGACGAGTTGCCTCTCCTTGAGCTCTAGCTTTTTCGTTAGAAGCCTCTTGTTGTTCAATGCTAGCTGCTACACCTTTTTTACTTCTTAACGCAGCTTGAGCTAATGCTGTAGCTCCTCCAGCTGACGAACCTGTAGCTCTAAGAGTATCTAATGTAGACGCTAAAGCTATATCTGCTTCTTCTATTTGTATTTCAGCGGCTTTAGTTGCTACACCAAGATTAGCAAAAGGATTTGAAATCAAACTAGATAAATCTTGTATTCCTTCATATGGATTTATTATCTCTTGTCTATTAGCTTCTAAAGAAGCTAATTTACCTTCTAACATTTGTCTTTTACGACGCGCTTCTCTTTCTTTTTTCTTAGCTGCACTAGAGCCAAATATACCAGCGCCAATGTTCAAAACAGCGCCGCCTACGGCTATATAACTCATATTTTTTCTATTTTTTGTTTATCTTCTAGTTGTAAATAATATTCATCATAAGTATTAACAACATTGTTTTTTTCTAATTTTTTAATGTCTTTTTCATTAGTGGGATTAGAAAACACGTTTGTAAAAACACAATCTTCAAGAGCGTATACAGCTCTTTTTATACCCGGTTTAGATATTATAGTTCTTGGTGCTTCTATTGTTTGTCTACCATTCTCCTCATCTACTATTACCATTTTACCTTTTAATAAAAAACTAACATGCTGATGTAAATGTATCTTTCCTATTGCAAAAATCCCTTTAGGTATTTCTATTTGTCTTATATGCATACCATCTGCAAACGTATTTGTTACAGGGCAATTGTCAGTGTCATTAAAAAACACAGTGCCATCAGGTAAATCTTTTAAGCTTTCTTCAAAACTAACAATATTACTTCTTAGTTCCTTAGTAATTTTATTCATTTAATTTAATTTAATAACCGTTGTTCCCAATATACTCACTTGACACAGAGAATAAAGTTTTTTCTCCACCGTAGTCAGTTGTAGAATCTGTGCTTAATTTTACTACAGAGTAAAATCCTTTTATACCCGTCATTTGATCTCCAAAGTGAACTTCTGCAGGTGTAGCAGTGCTATTGTTTATTAAATTAGCACAGTATTTGTTTTCTTTTCTATAAAACCCTGAATATAACCTATCAAAACCTGGATTTTGAGTTCCAAAAACAGTTAGGTAATCAGATTGTGATACATAAGTAGAAAAGAATAAATTAGAATTTATTAAAATGTTAACTGGTAAACTTAAAACTAGATCGCCAGATGTAGCGTTAAAAGAAACTACAGTAGTTCCAACAGGTATGCCGTCACCACTTACTTGACCACCTGTTGCTATAGTGCCTACTCTATTTATTAAATTAACATTAGTTGTAGTTGATGGCGCGCTAGCATTGGCGGTAGCTTCGACTAAAACATATTCTCCTTCGCCATAACTATTTATTTGAGCAGTTGTGTCATTTGATGTTATCCAACTACCATCTACTGCTTTTGTAACACCTGTAGAGTCAGATGTAAACGAAGAACACTCCCAACCATTACTTCCTTCATAACTAATAGTTTTAAAAGTTTTAGAAGAAGTTACATTAGGATTAAAAACAAATGTTATATTACTATCATTATCTATTCCATAAAAGTTACCTCTATTAACATCATAAGAATAATGTCTGTATATACCAAGCGTGCCTCCAAAAAAGAACTTAATATCATTTGTATAAGTTCTTGGCGGTAATATAGTAACCACGCTAGTCGCTGGATCAAAAGCAGAAACAGTTCCAAGTTCTATAAAATTACCTGGAGCATTACACGGTACAGCAACACAGCCTTCAACAGTAGAACCAGGTACTATTTCGCCGTTTATTGTACTAGGTATTAACTGAAAATCTGATTGTGGTTGAGGCGCGGAAGCGTTTCCTGTAGTAGTAGCTATACCAGTGGCACCTATAGTTTTAACTGAATAAAAGTTATTTCTTAAACTAAACATTTGATCTGGTTCGTAAGAATAAAAACTCACCCAACCTTGCGCTCTTTCGTCAAAACTTAAAGTATTGTAATAATTTCCACCGTCATCTTGAAGAGACACTACATATTCATTACTATATATATCGTAAGCACCTATTACTTTACCTTGACTCCAAGCATTGTTTACTAAGTTTAAATTATCTCTAAAATAGTCTTTCATACCATACGCAGATATTTCTTCTATTCCAGAACCAGACAATCTACATATAACATTATTATTAGCGTCTGCAAAGTATTTTCTTGTTCCGTAAACAGCAAAGCTTTCAGGATTTCTTGATATACCATATTTACCCGCGTAAGGCTGTATAACACCTATAACTAAATTACTAGCAGTAACTGTCCCACCGCCCTCAGCAGCATATATAGCATCTTTGTCAATTAAAGCTCTACTTACTTTTAACTCTTGAAATATATTTAAATTAGTATCTTCTGCATATAGTTTTTGAATACTACCATTTGCTGGATCTGTAGCTTTTGTTATATCTTCACCTACTGAAAAAACATTAGTTTGATTAATACCTGTTCTAGAGTTAAATATTCCAGAGTATATTAAAGCGTTAAACCTTCTAGTTCCTTTTGGTTCTTCTTCTACTATATAAGCTTTTGCTCCAAAATCAACAGTAGTATTATTAAAACCACCTCTAATTCTGGACTCTTCAATAGCCCAAGTATCTGGACCTCCAGTCGTAGCTGGTGCTAAAACAGGATAACCTCCTAAATCTTTAGGTATACCAAAAGAACCATTCCAAACAGGTCTGTTTGTCTTGTTTACTTTTTTTAGTATAAATGTATTGAAGTATTTTACTTCTATTATTGCACCTGCCATATTTAATTATTACTTATTTTTTAAATAAATTACTTTAAGTTAATTCAAACTCTAAATTACTATAATTTTGAACTTCACCTTCAATACCTGCATATGTAATTTGAGCTAAATAATTCTCTCCAAGACCCCATAAAGGAGAAGCGTTACATATAATGTCAGCAGGAAGAGTGTGGTTTAATTCTGTTCTATTAATTAGAAACTGTACTGTTTGAGAGCAAGGCTCTAGTTGTCCACCATAGCAATACCATGCACTTCCAGGTCCAGCCCAAGGAGAGTAATTTAAAGTTCTTTGTAATTGATCTAAATCTGTATTAAAATACCAAGGACTACCATAATATCCATTTGATGAATTATTCCACCAATCAGCCCAATCTCTATATTGTTGTACAACTCCGCCATAAAAATAAATTTTATCACCTACTTGAGGCGTGTAATTAACTCTTTCTGTATCACCATTTGCACCGCTACCTTGTAGTGTCATACCAGTTAAATTACCCATAAAATTAATTTCACCACCAGTTCCAGAAGAATTTGGAGTACATTTCCAAGTGCACATAGCATTGTTATTAACACCGTTACTAATAGGTATGGGATATGATTTATATGTAGGTGGTGGTAAATGTGGCGTTCCTGTTTCAGTTTGCGGAACAACTTGAAATCTTTGCAAAGGAATAGGGAAATTACCAGAATCCATTGTTATACTCATTGATGTTCTTCCATCGTCACTAAAACTTCCTGTAAAAGGATTTGGTAATAATTCATCAACACCATCAAGATCTATAGCTGTTATAGTTGCTTCTCCATAAACCATTATAAACGCTGTTCCAGTACTTGTTCCAGCTGTACCAAACTCTATCATATTAGGTGATGTGGTTTGAATAACCTTATTACCAAAACTATCAGGATTATCAAATGGTATTATTATTGGCGGTGAATCTAAAGGTAAAGAAGAATCTACACCATATCTATTAGTTAAAGATTCACTAAATCTGGTAAAAGGTCTAGGACCTTGAAGATTACCGTTTGGAGTTTGATCTGGAAAATCATCATTAAAAAAACCACCTGCATAAGCAAAATAACCAAATTGTGATGGTAATAAACCAGGTATACCACCCGCGCTTGTATCTATTAAAGTATAAGGAAATCCGCAGGGACGAGACTGAGTATTAAATGCTAATGAATTAGAAGAGTCAGATCTAAAATTTGTATTAACATATGTTTCACCTTGAGTAAAAGGTCCTTCACCTATGTCATATAAACCACCTGATACAGCTACATTATAGTAATTTCCTGGATAATACATAGTTTGTTCGCAGCTTATAACTTTGTTTTTAATTATATCAGTAGGTAAATCTAAAGACATGTCTACCTCTATAATTATATCTTGAAAATCACCGGCGTCTTGAACTCTTATTATAACATAATATGTTAAAGCTTGTAAAGATGGATTATCAGATTTAAAGTTAATTAATACTCCACTAGGAGTTAATCCAAATATAGGTTCACCATCTAATAAAGCATCAGGTGCGTCTTCAGCAAAAGAACCTATTTTTTGTCTATATAAGAAAGGCGATGGCGGTGTAAAATTAGTATAACCAACGTAGGATTTATCTAGTTGATCTAAAGCTGTATTATTAGCTCCGTTTACGCTTTGAACATCAAGTATATTCTGTTCGTTTCTTTTAGCTTCACATAAAATTATGTTAGGTGAAACTGGAATTGCTGGAAATGTTAATGGGGATCCAGCTATTACAGAATCAATTTGCGTAACAGTTGTAAAATAAGGGGCAACATTTCTTAAAGAAGCTGTTTCTGTTATTTCAGTGACTTGACCTTCTACAACGGCGTTAAACTTAAATGTAAAATTTCTTAAAGGGTTTGTTTGCTCACCAGCCACATCATACATGTAAAATATATTATCGTAAAAATTTACAGTTGTATCTGTGTTATCTGTTGTTCTTATTTGCCAAGGGCCAACACCTGTTGTTCCAGGACTAGTATCTCTTAATATAAAATAATTAGGACCTGCTGTAGGTGTACTAACAAAACCAGTGTATACAGATTCACCAAGACCATTTTCTACATCTATTAAAAACAATCCATCACCATTAGCAATCATTGCTGGAGTTAAAACTATATCAGCCCCAAAGTCATTAACTAAATTAAAAGGTGCAGCTAATATATCTGACTGTGCCACAAGACCTTCATTAAATGTATCATCATTCCAACCACCTATGTTGGCGGCAGCAGGTTCACTTTGATTATTTATTATAGTACTATTTAAATCTGATATTTTACCACTAGTAGATGTTTCCCAAAAAATATCTAATAAACTTTCCACAGGTTCAGTTTCATATATAGCTAAATATTGTAATCCAGGTTTTGCTAATACAAATGGAGGTCCTGTAGTAGGGTTTATCGAAGGAACAAATGTTAAGTCTACACCAGCGTCAATAGCGATGTCAAAAAAGCTTGATAATCTTTTTATAACTAAAATTCCAGGTGTGCCAGGAGTAAAACTATCAACGTAAACGCCTTCAGGTAAGTCTCCGCCAAAAACTAAATCACCTGGGTTTATGGTTCCAACAACTTCATTTAAATCTATTGAAGAACTTGGAGTAGATGCTGGAATATCCGTAGCTACTTTTGCCGCTGCCGGAGCGTAATTAGTTTGTGAGGTTTGACCTATTTGTTTATCTGTACTTATTCTAGCTATTAAAGGACTTGAATCTAAAGCATAAAACTGTGGAAAAAAGTTTGGTTGTAGCGGTTTTGTTGGATTATAATCAAATAAATCAATAACAGTTGATATTGTCGAAACAGTATCAGAATTAGTATCAGGGTAGTATTGAGTGGTTGAAGAACCTGGATTTGTATCAATTATTACTGTAGGAGTGTTTTCTACTCTACCAAACAATTGTACAGAACTTCTAAATTGTTTTTGTTCTGGTCCAACCTCCGTTAAATCTCTAGGTACTTTATTAATGTTGTCGTTTATTAACACAGTGTGAGATGTGTTGCCTATTTCTAACAATTCATCTTCAGGATACCCAGCCATTATACCAGGTAAATAAACATTATAATACTCTTGCTCTGTTTGTTTTACTACTACTTTATATGAGTACCAACCTAAAGGATTATAATTAACACTAGTTATGTCGCCATTGTAAACATTAGATGTTATTGGTTCGTTAACTAGTAATTTTATAGAATTACCTTTCCATTCATCTTTGTCTACGCCTTCATCTATGTAAGGTGAATATAATGTCGAACCTATGTAAGAAATACCATTAACAGTTAATTCTTGTTTACTATTTGTTAGTATTACACTTGACTGTCTTCCATATCTATCTGACAAAACAAAACCTACTTGATAGTTTCTATTTGTTTTAACAGAGTGATTAGGATATTCTACAACGCTAGTAGCGTTTTCAGTAGTACCACCCGGTTCAAATATAAAAATTATAACTCCAGCGGGTAAAATAACATTTTGATCTAAAGTTATATTTCCAATAAAACTAGGTGCTCCTGCTTGACCATTATTGTCTGTAGATGTAACTATTGTTCCATCAGGTATATTTACTCCATAAGTAGAAGATGTTATAACCATACCAGCAAAAAGACCGTCTGGTGGATCTACTAGTTTAGTAAACTCTATTTGTATAGTATCTCCAGCTGAAAAAGCACCACCTGCAAACGCAGGAAGAGTAGCAGCTTCAAATGTTCTAACGGAAAAATCAGACTTTTCAGTAATAGCTACATTGTAATTTATAAAATCAGGTGGATCAATTTTATTTACAAAATTACCATACATTACTCTATTGCCAGCTACTTCTTGAGCTAGCGCTTTTACTGGAACTTTATCATAAACTCTTATTAGTTCAGATTCAGGTATTGTTTTAGTAGGTTTAGAAGATTTATAATTATAATCAAAGTAATTTAAATCACCCACTATTAAAACTTGAGCATCTTGTAGTCCAGGACTAGTAACGTCTTTATCTAAAACTATTTCACCTGCTACCTGATTGTTTGGATCATTTGGTGTAAAACTAACTAACGTTGTTACATCTGGAATATTGTTACCAGTTACAATATCACCTACATTTAATTTACCTTTAATATTTTCTACTGCAATAGGTGTTCCAGCAGCTATTATGCCAGGTGGTGAAGGTTGATCACCTTTTACTAAACAAGCTCCTGAGCTTTCTGTTACGTCTTGCACTGGAATAGTTTCTACACACTTTACAGTTAGTCCATCAGACTCTTTGTAAAGTATATCTATAGACTTAAGCTTTAAAGCTTCCTGCATGTCATAACTAGTAAAAGGAAGTGGTATTCTAAGATTTATATCGTTTACTTTGTTTTCTACAAAATAAACAACAGTACTTCTATAGGCTTCTTCTTGATCATCTACATCTTGTACACCTTCTTTTTTAACATACAAAAAATAACCATCTTGTTTAGGTATAAAAGCTATTTGAGTAAATGGAGCAAATATAGAATAAGTATTATCTTGGTATTTAAATCTATAGCTAAATCTTACAAATTTACTTTCTAAATAATCTTTATCACCAGAAAAAGTCGCATTGTAATAAGGATTAGGATTAATTATAATTTGATATACCTCTGTACCACCTGGAATATTCGGAAAAACTCCACCAGTTATTGTTATAGTCCACTCGTTTAAAGCAGCGTCATATGTTGGTGGATTAGCTGGATCTAAAGTAGCACCTGTAATTGGAACTATATCACCGCCAGCTGAGGTTATATAGCCTATAGTTGCCGTTGTACCGTAAACACCGTTAGGATTTATTATGTCACCTATAACAGAACCAGCGTCTAAAGTTATACTAGCAGCAGAAACATAAGCGCCAGTTTTTCTACCTAGCCCACCATTTGGTAAAAACTTACTGCTAACATCTTTCATTGTGGTCTCAAAATTACCAGGATCTAATAAGCTTTCTTGATACAACTCCATGCATTGGTAAGGGTTGTATTTAGCAACAGATACTTGGTCTTCTGTTTGATAGTATGTAGGGAATATGCTTCCAATTGAAGAGTCAGGATTAGCCAAAGAAACATCTATGACTCTAGGTTGATTTCTATTGTCTGTCCAAAATAATAAAGTTTCTAATATATTAACACCTGTTATTATGTTTAATTTAGAAAAATTTAAAAATGCACCTCTTACTAATACAGTTGAAACCTCTGTTAAAGTATTGTATGATAATATAAAATGATCAGCATTTGGATCATATGTTGGCAAAGAATTGTTTGTAAAAAACAAATACACCGTGCTATTTATTTCATCTGGAAAATTTCCTATACATTTTAAACCACCCGAAGCAAGCAAGTTGTTAATGTCTAATATTTCAACATTACCAAGAGTGTTTTCTAAATTACCTACTTGAGCACCTTCAGATTTACTTACTTGTACATTTTGGGCGTCTCTATATTCACCATTAGGCAATATACGAGCGTCCAAGTCTTTGTTCATCTTGGACTTTATAAAAGTGTTTTGAACTTTAGCCATTAAATTTTAGTGTTTTATCCATTTAGATTTACCTCTCATTACTTGAACAAATTCGTTTAGTTTAATGTTAGATAATCTTATTTTAGCATTTCTTAAAGCAGCGCTTTTATCTTTTCTATATCTTTGTACTACATATTCTTGTACACCAGCCCTTGTAGATAACAAATAGTAAGATATACTTCTATACATAGCTTCTTCAGCCATTTTAGGAATCTTAGTGTCTAAGTCATAGGCTAGACCGTCAGATATATATTCTAATACAATTAATTTGTTTACTAAATTACTAGAAAATGTAAACTTACCTTCTCTTTCATCTATACCAAACCAACCATTTGATTGTGCATACTTAGGATCTAAACCATATAGCCTGCCCCAATTAAAAGGGCCGTTCATTCCATAATTTTCCCAAGCGTAACCAAAGTTATCCCAGTTTTCATACCACTGGCCGTTTATTAATTTAACGTCTGCATTTTTCCATCTTTCTTTCGTAATAGAAGTTCCCTCCGTGTCATTACCTAAACTATCTTGTATTGGAACACCAGAGTCATCTTGCAAAAGCTTGTAATAAGGGTCTGTTGTTAAGTTGTTTGTGGGATATAAAGGTCTTTTAACTCCAAAAGCATCAATGTAACACAAGCTGACGTAGTTAACATAGTCTTGAGGCATTATAATAGACAAAGAATCAGGTATTGTAAGCTCAGATGATTTTATACTTTTTAAAGTATCATAACTAAATTCTTGTAAAGATCTTTTAGCAAAAAATAATACATCAGATTTTTTAGCTGTTTGTATTAATTTACCGTCACCGACATATCCTACCATGTAGTTATTTATAACATCGTGTAGTGTTACATATTGATAAGATCCATAATTATTTTCAACTGTTTGACCAAAAGCTTTTTCGTTAGCTGTTTGACCATATTTACCACCATCTAAAGATTTTAACTGAACAACTATAAAAGCATTTGCACCAGGAGGTGCTACTAATTTTATAACATTATTTGTTACAATCATTTCCGTTACCCATTCTGACCAAGACCCTGCTATACCAGTTGGACTTGTATAAACTTTAAAGTTATTTAAAACATATTCAGAATTATTAGGGTCCCAACTATTTGTGTTACCTAAAATTATATCTGTATCAAATGTTGTTGTAAATTCTTGATTAGCATCATTAGCTGCATTACCTTTAAATCCTTGTGATCCAGCGTAATATTGTTGATTTGTTTCTGTTACTAAACTCATTTATTTAAGATTTTAAATTTGCTTCAACAGATTTTGATTCTTGTTCAGCTGTTTGTATTATTGTTGGGTCTTTTATTATTATACCACAATATTTTAATATATTTGTTATAATATTTGTTTGCTCTGAAGTATCTAGTTCAAAATTAGTAGATGAACCTCCTTGAAAAATATATTGACCTTGAGGACCTACAGTAAAACCCCATCGTGGTCTTTTTGGTTGTTTAAGGCAGTTTATTTTTAAAATATCCGGTATAGGATCTACTTTAATAAGAAGAGATCCAATAGGAACAGAAAGACTAGTATTAGAAGTAACATGTGTGACAGTGCAAATAGGAAATTTTTTAGTAGGCGCTGTTAATTTTGATCTAATTATTTTATCATAATCTTTTTTACTAGCCAACTGTGTTATAGAATCAAATTGTGGTTGCCCTTTATATGTAGATATTATTTCACCAAGTTTATATATTTCACTAGACCCATACCAGCCTTCAGCTGTTGAATCATAAGCAAATTCAATAACACTTTCAAAAGGGTATAATTTATAAGATATGTCCTTAAACATGTCAAAAAACTCTGTATCATTTTGAGTGTTGTTTTGATTTACTCTATTAACTTGATTACCATCAGGAAAGTATGATTGGAAGATTTCGTCTTGTACTTGTGTTGCTAAACTGTTAAATTCAGCTGGAGTAATATAACCTCTTTGTTCTTTGTTTATAATATACAAGACTGTTTGATATACCGTGTTTATATTTACTGCCATTTATTTATTTTTTTAAATACTAAAAAGGCGGCCGAAACCGCCTATATATTAGTATCACTTGTTTTTATAGTTTTTTATCTATAGATCGATAAATTTCTACACCTTCATCTGTTTTCAAAAAAGCAGCAAAGGCTGAGTATGGATTTTCATCAAAAGGCACGTTCATTAATTTTCTACCTGTTGATCCCCAAGTAAATGTTCTTTGATCTCCAGAAAGCTTTATTATGTTAGCTTCTGTAGCTTTAATAGCAAAGTTTCTAAGTTGAACATTTTCATCACTAGCTAATTCAATAAACAATTGTGGATTATGTCTAGCGAATAAAAGTAAATCTCTTTTTAGTTCTTTAGAATCTAAGTCATTTACTTTTGAACCTAATTCAACTCTAAGAATAGCTTCAGCTACATCTAAATCCATAGATCTAGCAGCATTCATAGCGTCTATTTGCATATCTAAAACATTTAACTCGTCTTTAGCTACTTCTACTGAATTAAACTCATCGTATATTCTACCTTTTAACGGATGATATAATGATAAAAGTTTTTGCAAGTTTTGCTTTGATTCAGGTACTACTAGTTTACCATTTTTAAATGTGATATGACCCATAGTACATTCACCTTTTTGCTCATCAACTAAAGGTGAATCTTGATTAGTAGCATATCTTAGCTCTCTTTGTTTACCAGTAGATCTATCAAAATATAATAAAGAATGTTTTTTTGTATGTTTACCAGGTATTGTATGTGTTAAAGGTGTTTTGTTTCCCTTTAAAAAATAAATTCTTTGTTTTATTTCCCACTCTGGTTTTGTTTGTTTTTTTGGTGCAGTTTTTACTGCTACCTCTTGAGGTGCAACCTCAATTGTTTCTTCTGCTTTAGCTTTTTTAGCCATAATATAATAAAATTAAATAAGTTAAAGGTATATGGGCGCCGAAGCGCCCTTACCTTATGAATAATTATACTCCTTTGAATAATACAAAGTTGTTAGCAGCTTGTGTTACTAAACATCTTTCTGATAGGAAGTTAACTTCCATAGCATCTAGAGTTGAAGTAAACGCACCACCAGCAGAACCAGTCAACCAAGACTTCATTCTTCTGTCGTCAGATTGTGAAGCTCTGTAACGAACATGTAAGAAAGGTCTACGGATGTTAGTTCCTAAGATTTGATCGTAAACTGTAGAAGTTCCAGCAGGTACTAATACTCCTTCAATTGAATTTACTCCGTCGATAGCACCTCTTGTAGAAGCATCGTTTAAGTATTTCCAATCAGTTTTGTAAAAGTCATAAGAACCTCTTCTGAATCCAGAGAATCCAAGGTTAAGAGCCATTTCTTCTGAATTTTCAAATAAACCGAAAGCAGTACCACCAGCAAATCCGCCAGAGATATTAGCTAACATATCGTCAAAATCAAGAGAAGTTTGTCTTTGTAAGAAAAGCATGTTTTCTTCAATAGCACCTTGAGTATCTAAGTTTTTCAAAATGTCATCAAAATCGTCAATACCAGCAGCAGCAGTAAATCCAGACTGTACATTACCTCTTGAAGTAATAGCAGCGAATAAACCTTCTGATCCTGGGTTAACACCAGCTGTAGCAGCAACTTGATTATATTCTGCTTCAACCATAGACATTTCTAGGTAATCTTCAAAACGTAGTCTTGTTTCAGACTCAGCTTTTAAGTACCATAAATATCCAGATGTTCCGTCTTCAGTTGCAACTTCAACCCATCCAATTTGTGCCATATCAGAACCATTAACTACGTATTGGCTTCTTAATATTAGCGGTGAATTAGAGTATTGTGTAAAGCTTGGTTCTACAGATATTCTTTTTTGGTTTTGTCCACCAGCAGCAAAAGCACCATCAGTACTTTGTCCTTTTTGGTAATCAGAACCGTAAACAAATATCTTTAACCCTGTAGTAGTTAATCCTAATGCAGGAGCTACACCAAATAAAGCAACGTCACTAAAAGGCTGTACGTTAATTACTTGTGCACCTAAAGCTGAACCAGCATAAGCACCAGAGTCAGTTACAATACCTTTTGATTCTAGTCCTGTAGCAGGGTCAAGAATTACAATAGTATCGTTAATAGAAATTACATTTGTTACGCCAGCTGCTAAAGTTAAATCAGCAGTTGTACCAGCAGCGTTACCACCAGCTACACCGTCATAAGCAATGTGTAATCTATTTTGCTCAGACCAAATTACTTGATCAGATGTCATTGGCATTTCAGCGCCAACCATTCTTAAAAATCCAGATAATGTACGATTTCCATAGCGCTCTACTTCTTGCTCGTAAACTTCTGGTAAGTACTGTTGTGCAAACGAATCACCGCCGTCACCAGGTCCAGCAGGACCACCAGCACCATTGTTAAATTGTAGATAGTTACTATTCAATAACTCTTTTTGTTGAGATGGAATAATACTACCAAATTGAGGAATTAAACTCATGATTAATAGTTTTTAATTAGTTAAATTTTCTTGTTTTTATTTTAAGTTTTGTAGAATCAGCACCACTTATAGATTTAACTTTTAGACCATTTAGATACACTTCGCCCTGTGTAGAGCGTGCTTTAGAGTCGCTTAAATTTTTAGATTTATTAACAACTTCTTTTACTGCATCTGCTTTGCCTTGTTCGTAAAAATGAGTAGCAATTTTATCTACATTTTCAGCAGCATAAATAGCTTTATGATAACCATGAGTATCGCTAACATTACCTTCTTTGTCAAGGAACTTCCCCACTAAGTTATTTATGTTGGATTGTTTTTCGGCTACTGCTTCAGTATTTTGAATATTATACTTAAACCTTTTATCACCAACTTTTATATCGAAACCTTCGAAATTATTGGTAAATAAGTTTTTAGTATTTTTTCTAAAATCATTATACTGTTGCGTTGCAATTTCTTGCTGCTTGTTGTATCGGTTGAAAAAGTCCATAGCTTTTTGTTGTTCTTGAGTTACGCCCGGTCTCAACTTGATTTCGTCGTAATATTTATTTTTCAAGTCTTCTAAATAGCTTTTTGCTTTTGCAACTTCTTCTTTGTACGCAATTTTTTTCTTGCGTATATCTTTTGGTTCATCAAGATCTTCATCAAATGAAAAATCTTCTAACAAAAGATCAATATCTTCACCTTCTAAATAAGGTTTGTTTTTCTTATAATATTCTTTTAATAACGCTTTATCATCAACTTTAGAATAATCAGCGTTTAAACGAGAGTAATCTTCTATAGTACCACCAGTTTCTTTCATGAAGTTAACAAGCTTTTCTATGTTTTCAGGTAAATCTACAGTTGGTTTTTCAACTGCTTCAACCTCTTGCTTTGCTTCTTTTTCTAATTCTGGTTTTTCTTCTTCAGTTACTTCTTTGATCGGAGAAAACCCTTCAGTAGTCTCGTCGGACTCTTGTACAGGTTCTCCCACCTTTGCGCTATCTCCGGATGGTTTTTCCACAGATACCTCCTTTGTTTCTCCGATTTGAATGGCATCTTCTTTTTCTTCTTGTTTTTGAATTACTACTTTTTTAACCTCAGGCTCTAATTCAACCAAAGGTTCTTTTGGATTAATATTAACCTTAGTAACTGACTCTTCTTGTTTTTTGTTTAATTGTTTAGGTTTAGTTTTTTTACCTTTTAAACTAAACTCACCTTCCTGTTTAACAGGTTCATTTGTTTTTACTTCTGACATAATATAATATAATTAAATAATTAATAATACAGTTTAATTAACTGTTGGAAAAGCTTGCAATGTGTTTTCATTTTCAAAATTAATAGGCCCTGTTTCGTTTTTTCTTTGGCTTATCATTTCACTTTGCTGTGTTGCTTGTATTTTAGTTCTTTTATCTTTTCTATCTTCTATTTTCTGCTCTTTTTCTTGCATTGCTTGAACATCCATTTGCTTCAGTTGCATATCGTAATTAAATTGAGCCTGAAGCTTTTGTTGTTCTATCTGAGCAGCTATTTGCATTCTTTCAATTTCAAATTGACTTTTAGCTTTTTCATATTGAACATTAGCTCCTGAAATAGCTTCTTGTTTTTGAACTTCAGCCATAGCGGTTTTTTCAGCTGTTTCAGCTTGTGCTTGAGCTTGTGCTTGTATATTAGCTTGTTGATTAGCTTGATCGCGTTCTTGCTTTTTCTTGCGTTTAATCTTTAACATTTGATTTGCAAGTTTAAGATTTTTTATTTGTCTTAAATCTATTGCGTCTTCTAAATCAATACCACTAGTTTTTAAAGCAACCTGTATGTTTTCTTCTAGTTTAGCTTCTTCTTCTTCATCTGGTTCTAGTTCTAAATAAATACCAAAATCATGAAGATTTAAATTGTTTATTTCTTGAAGAGTTCTAACATTAAAAGTAGATATAGAATTTTCTAATGATGACTTTGTCAACGGAAATTGCAAAGCATCGGCTATTTTTAAAGATATATTTTCTGCTAATTTTAATGTTAAATACAAACTAGACTGCTTAATGTGTCTTGTAGCTACATTAGATGCATTTGCTGCTAACTTCTGTAAACCTACTAAGGTTGTTTTATCTGGTGTACTACCATCTCTAGCTTCATTTAAACCGGTTACATCGCGTATCATCTGCAAGTAATATTGGTAAGTTTGAATTAAACTAGCTATTTTAGCATTGCCACCGCTACTTTGTAATTCTTGAATAGGAACTTTACCTTGATTAAACTCACCATCTTGTGTATAACTTCTACCAACAATACTACCAGTTTGGAAATACATATTTAAAGCTTCAGCTGGATTATAATTAGTACCGTTACCAAGATCTACTTCAGCAAGTCCGTCCATATCTAAATAAACACCATCTGGTACCATACGAGATAATACCTGTTGTAGCTTTAAATGAGTAAGCTGTATCATATCTGCAAAACCAATACACTTACTAACTAGTGACTCTATTCTTCCTTTGTATATTCTAGGCGCACAAATAGCATAATTCATTTCTACTTTCGTAGTATCAGCATAAGGTCTTGACATGTTTTCTGCAAGTTCCCACTTTAACATAGTATCAGTTCCTAAAACTTTTGCTCCACTATATAAAACTTCAATAGATCTAGAAACTCTTTCAAAGTTTTCATTTTCAGGTGGATTAAAATTATCATCTTTTTCAATAGCTTTTAATAAGCCTTGATCTGTTTGTTTTATTTTAAACACTTGATCATGATACGTCTTGTAGTCAAAATATAAAACTTGAACTGTATTTTCATCATAATCACCCCATCCAGTTATATAAGATCTATTACCAGGCATTGCCTGTATTCTTTTTAGCTCTGTATCAGTTATATGAGGAAACTCTTTTTTAAGCTCTGGTATTGTTATTGCTTTTAATTCACCTACATAATATATGTCTTCAAAATTAGGATCTTCTGTATATGAATAAACCATGTAAGCAGGATCAACATAATCTACAGTAACACCATTTGATGTATTAAAATTAGTTTTAGCTGCAGCAATACCACAAACAGCTAAGTCCATGTTTAACCTTCTTCTTGTAAGATCATATTTGTTTTGAGCAAAAACAGATGATATAGCTTCTTCTTCTGCTATTTCTATAGACTGCTTATAGCTTAACTGCATATGTAACTCTAGTTGCTCTTTGTCTTCTGGTATTATATCTTTGTTTGGAGATTGATATAAATCTATACCTAGTTTTTGTTTTAAAGAATCTAAATATTCTTTAGCAACCATATCTTCTTGCAATTTAGAAGCATATTGAGTTCGTTTTTTAACAGACTCTGGATCTTGAGCATATGCTTTTATATCGTAACTTTTAGAAGATATTCCATTTACTACAATATCTACAAATTTAGATAAAATAGGC